TTGATTTGTTGCCTCGCCCAAAAGATACCTGCGTCTTTCTCTCTTTCGAGATTGGCATCGCAGGGTGTTCTTCGCGCATCAGATCGTTATCTACAGCATTCATCTGCTGATCGGTCTGTTTTGCGAAGTAAGCATTTCGCTCTTCCACAGTCTCTTCTGGAATTTTGGTAAGCATCAAACCACCGACACCGACTGTCCCTGCATGATTACCATCATCGATAACCGGCAAGTCATAGCCTGCGACTTCGCTTGGATGTACAGGTTCGTACCCCTCACGAAATCTCATGTGCACGTTAGTCTTATCTGCTTCACCCCGTATGTGGGTTCGCACCCAACGATACTGCATCCCTTCAGGAGCCTCTGGAGTTTCCAATACTTGAGGTGGAGTCCATGGTTTTCTTGCGGCCTTTGAAGACCGTGAAGAAGCACGCCGTGGGGTTCTATCAGAACCTGGTACTGTTGTTTCTTCGCTCATGAATTTTGTAACCTCATTTTCTGTTTTGCGTATTCTTTGAACGGTACTCCAAGCTTCCTTGCTAACGCTTGTTCACTTGGATTCAGTTCAACTCTACGAGAGTTTTGATTGCGTCCAGTTCCAGTCGTGCGCGATCCAGAGACAACGGTTTGGACGTTGTTGTTGTCTCTCGCGTTATTGAACTTATGAGGAAATGCTTCCCTCATACGTTGATCTAGTTCAGAGTAGTATTCATCTGATTCCAAGTCAATCGAAGGGTTTGCGGCTAATCTGTTATGAATGGCCATGACTTGGTCTGTCATAACCTCATCCACACCAAACCATTCGTTATCTTGGGCCCATTGTTGGGCCTTTGGTGATGGTTCTTGATATACAGGTTCTTGATATGCAGGTTGTTGCTGAGCCATCTGTTGTTCTTGATACTCAGCATCAGCTTCTTGTTGCTCAAGCCAAGCGGCGTAGTCAGCTTTGTATTGTTCAAGGTCACGTTGATACTGAGCCAATGCATTGCGATCAGCTTCAGCTTTTGCAAGCAGCTGCTGAGCTTCTGCCATAGCCTCTGGGTCACCAGACTCATACGCAGTCTTTAGGTGTCTTTTGGCTGCTTCAGCTTGAGTCTCTACACGAGTAGCAAACTCACCGCTGTACGTTTCCTGCATCTTGAGATTTTGCTCTGCAGTAGACGTTTGAGTATTTTGCAGTTGAGAAGCTAGTTGCTCATTCTGCTCCTGCAGTTCTTTCGCATACTGGAGCGCCTGCAACTCTCTGCGCTGGTAGTCTTTCGCCTGTTTAACCGCTTGGTTGATGCGATTTTGAGCAGTGCGAGCCCTTACCTCTGCTTCAGATAGCTCTTCTTCGTCCTGAATTTCAGGAGCTTCAAATTCTTCTTGCACAGAATCTTCCGTGACAGGCGAGATGTCTTCCATCTCTTCTTCAGAAAATTCTATGTAAGTGGCATCGTCCTGAACTTCTTCTTCTACGCGCTTACCTTCAGGCAGTGCTGCGCTGTTTATGTTGTCATCGTCAAGCTTTGATAAAGCTTCACTCAATGTTTCTTCGGCCATTGTTTTTCACCTATGCTGATTTGATATCGTCTGGATCAAGAATTGTTCCGATTACTTCATCGTCATTGATGATGCGAACCTCGTGGTCATCCTCCAAAGAGAATCGAGCGCCTGCATAACGACCAATGAGAACCCAGTCGCCTTCTTGGCACCAAGGTTCGTTACCAAACTTATCTAGATCACGATAAGCCAGTGGTCCAACTTTCAGAACATAACAAATCGATGTAGCAAGATTTTCCTTGCTCACCGTAGATTCAAGCAGCTGTATGCCGCCGTCTGTCATACCTTTGCCTTTGTACGGGAGCACAAGAAGTCTCCAGCCAGAAGGTTCAGGCATTCTTTCAATCAAACTTGAATCAAGCACAGATGGGTCTAAAACCCGTTCACTCACATATGCATCCGTAACGGACGGTTTTGATGCGATGGAATCTAATGATAGATCACTCATCGAGGGGATCTCCTTCAATATGCAACGCTTCTTTTAGTTCATCACGAAGGGTGCGAAGCATCGATAACTCACCCATCGCAAATTTGTAGTCCTCCATATCCTTGATATTACCAGAGGTTATGTAATCAATATGAGACTCCTCATACTGATCTATCTTCTTATAAATGTAGGCTGCGAGAGATATTGAATCCATTTAACGAAACATTCTGCTCATCATTGGGTTTTCAAAAACATTAAAATCAACTCCAGGCGTTCTGCCTGGGGTTGCTCCTGGTATGTTGGAATCCATCACAGGTCTTGCATCAGGTCTAGGTGTTGGCCGGTTAGGCTCAGGCCTTTGAACCGTTTCAATAATCGGCGCAGGCCTTGGTACATAACTTGGGAAAAAGTCCGTAGGCATAGGCTGAGACTGAGCCATACCTGCATATGGAGCCAACGCTGCCATCGGTGCTTGTTGACCATACCCGCCAAAAACACTGCCAGGTGGTTGTGGTGGTGGCGTAAAGCTTGCCGCAAAGCTTGGATCAAAAGACTGGCCCACAATGTTGCTAGGAATCAATGAGTCTGGAGTGCCAACAGTAGACGTTGGCCTAAAGAATCTATCAGCATACTTGTTTGGTTCTCTGGCCATTCTCTGCGACTCTTTAAGTCGCTCATTGAACTCTCGATACTTTGGTTGATTTTCTGCCAAGTAAGCAGCTTCTTCTGGTTTGTAGCCCAACGCTGGGTTAGTTGGGTCACCAAAGTTGCTTCTCACATCCTTCTTTGCGTCAATCAAGTATTCTTTGTAATCTTCTTTTTCTTCAAAAGAAGACTCTGTTCTTGGTGGGAGGCCTAGACCTCTATCCAAGAAATACTTTTGTAGCTTTGCAATCTTTGGGTCTGATGAAAGCTGTTGCGTATCAGGTGCTTTAGGCTTTGTTGGTTCAGAAATCATCAGCCTTTCTGGCTTGCCCGTGGTCAGATTAATCGGCGTAGGCATTACCATTGCCTGCATTCGGCCTTTACCAACCTTCGGCATAGGCGGCTGGTACATCTTGTCACCGCTAACAGGATTCGTATAAGTCTTGCCTCCAGACCTCACCCCCTCAGGGAGCTTCGGCTTGACGGGTTTCTTCTTGGCGACAGTCTTCTTAGGCGCAACTTTCTTTGCGACAGTCTTGCGAGGCGTAGTCTTGCGCTTAGGTGGTGGCTTGGGTGCTGCCCTTCTTTTCGGTTGCCTTGATCCTCCAATGTTTAGATCAGCAAGAGCTTCTTGAATTCTTTTTTGAATCTCTGACGTTAATTCAGAAGGCTTTGGCTTACGCACAGGTTGAACTGCAGGCTTACGACGAGCAACTGGCTTAGGCCGTGTGACTTTGGGGGGCACCGATTTTTTGCGCGCAGTAGGCTTGCGGGGCTTAGTCTTGCGAGGCGTAGTCTTGCGTTTGGTCACTGACCTTTTGGGAGCGCTCTTACGAAGTTCTGCAATACGCTTGGCGATATCTGCATCAATATTAAATTCATTCATCTTTAATAACCCCCAAACGGGCTTTGAGAATAATTGTTCTGCATCCTAGGGTATCTAGGCATTGGCCTTTGTTGAGGCTGTTGAAACTGTTGATATCCACCTCGTCCAAATCCACCGCCGTATGGCCCTTGGTTCATGAATCCACCACCAAAGCCGCCTTGACCACCTTGGCCGCTCATCATAGAGAACATCTGCATCATTTGCTGCATAAACTGCATCATCTGCTGCATGCCTTGTTGGTTGAACTGTGGTTGTTGTTGCACCTGACCAAACTGAGGTGACGCAGGTTGAGGTTGAAACGGTTGAGGTTGAGGCGTAAGCACGGGTTGAGGCATCGGACGACCGCCTGGTTGATCAACAGGAGAAAAAGGTTTAACAGGCATGAAGTCACGAGCAGCACTTTCTTGAGCATTGATCAAAGAGCGTGACCTGATGTTTCTTTCCTCTGGGGTCATAGAAAGATCTGCTTGCCTAGCTTGATCAACTTTTTCTTGAATCTTAATTGCCTCGTCCCTAGTAACATACCTAGGCGGCCCTTGGTCCATTTGACCGGGATCTCTAACTAGTTCGCCAGAAGCAATCTTCGCTTGGTAGGCAGCATTTTCCGCCCGAATATTAGCCAGATCAGCTGGAGAGGGTTCACCGCCAAGGCTTCTTGCAGGCCTAACACTGCCGATGGGAGGACGTGCCCTCATGTCGGTTAGTAGTCTGACGTTGGGATCTTTAGGAGTCTCGCCGACCGCACGCATAGGCACAGGCATAATCGTTTGCCGAAACTGATCACGGTTGTTTCTTTCGTACTCCATACGCCTGCGAATCTCGTCAGGAGTCAGACCAGAAAAGGGATTACCTGAATGTTGAACAAGACGCCTTTCAACAGGGTCATTAGGACGCCCATCTCTGTATTGCATCATTGGTGCAAACATAGAAATTAGAAGATTCCGCTGAACTTCTTACCGCGAATCGCTGCACCACCACCACGCATCTCACCTGCGCCATAGGGGGCAGAAGAAGTGGGCGTAGCTACAGACTCGCTCTTTGCATAGTTCACCGTACCCTGATCTTTGATAGACACCTTGCTATCAGTGACCTTTGGTTGGGGAAAACTCGTTTGACGCTTGATCATGACTTCTTACCTTTTGGTGTTGATTTGGCTTTGGCCTTTGGAGCAGCCTTCTTTTTAGGTGCCGCCTTCTTCTCTGGTGTTGGCTGCGCAACTTCTTCAACCTTTTGTTCAACAAGCTCTGAAGTTTCTTTTAACCCAGGGAGTGTTTTTTCACCAAGTCGTAGTGCTTCTTCAGCCTTGTTTATGGCCTTTTGAACTGCGGCCATCTTCTGTCTTACTGAACTCATTGTAAATCCCTCTTTTGATTTACTGCCTGAAAAAATCTTTGGCAATATTTTCTGCAGTTTTAGCCATCTGTGCAGAACGTTGCAAGCCTATTCGCTCACGAGCCACATCGTCCTTCATGTCAGCAATCTCTTTCTGCAAGTCCATGCGCTCATCAGCCATGTCTGCAGCGTTATCAATACGCTCACTTTCCAGATTAATTCTTCGATCAGCCTCTTCAGCCTTACGCTGCAAGTCCGCTTCTTTGATATCAAGTTCACGATCACGCAGATTAACCAAAGGATCATCTTGTTGTGTCGGTGCGAGCTCTGGAATCAACTGCTCTGTTAGCTGCATAGTGATCTCAGCGACCTTGTCCTCCATGATCAACTGCATCTGTTGTTGCATCTGCTGCATCTGCATCTGAGCCTGTTGCGCAGCCATCGGATCAATCTGAGCTTCTTGCTGCATCTGCTGTTGAGTTTGCTGCATCTGTTGTTCCATCTGCTTGATCTCAGGGTCTTGCTGAGCCATCTCGCGCGCCTTGAAATCAATGTGCTGATAGATGTGCGCCTGAATCATAGCCATAACTTGCTGCTGACCCGGAGGAGCAGAAGAAACAATTGGCGTTTTGAGTAACGCAATGTGTGCATCTATGTGCGCCTCGTGACTCTGTTCTGCAAACGCTTGTGCAGGCTGCATCTGCAAGAAGTTTGAGTTCTCTATCCCAGGCGGCACAGGCTGTGGCTGCGGAGGTGGTGGTAGTAACTGCTCAATCTGTTGCACACCCATCGCTTCGTACATGCGTCGATACGCTTCGTACATACCCATAGGCCCATGGATCTGAGGGTTCGACTGAACCATCTGCATCATCTCTTGAGCAAGCATCACACGCTGGCTCATGGAGAAGATATTCGGGTCAGACACAGGAATGATGTCGATACGATCATCGAAGTCCTGTGCTAACAACTGCTGCTGACCACTAGCAATCTGATACGGATATGCCTTGATCGGTGACTCTTTGATCACTCGTGCAAGAATATTGAACTCAACCTTTTGGCTGTAGTGCATGCGCTTGTGTATCGCGCTCATCACCTTAGTTCCGCGCTCAAGTAACGCAATCGTGGTGCCAACAGGCGCCTGCTGGTTACCATCACCGACCTGCATATCACCTACAGAAGCAAAACGACGGCCCGCCTCCACCAACATGCCAAGCAACTGCAACAACGTGCCGCTTGGTTCTTGGAAAGGCAGCGGCATCAACGCATCGCGCAGTGACCCGCCGGGTGCGTCCATATCTCTAAACTCACCAGGCTGCAGTGGCACATCGCTATCACGAATACGAATACCACGAGCCTTGAAACCTGCAGGCAAATTCGCCAGCGTGCCAGCGTCAATCAACTGACGCAGGATCGAGGTGGATGCTTGAGACAATCCACCAATCATATGGGTCAGACCAAAACCATAAAAACCAACACCTGGCAGAAACTTGTAATGCACAAAGTAGTCAATACGACGGCGCATAATGTCCGTTTCGACATAGTTCCTGCGTATCGAAAGAATCGTGTTTTGCTTAGGGAGTAACGTGACGATGTACGGTAACTTGATACCTGTTTCTTCACCTTGCGCATCCTTATCTTCAAAGCCAGGAATATCAAGCTCAACGTGAACTTCCATGAGCTCTGCTTCGTAATCGCTAGAGCTACCAGATGGCTTCACGCCCTGTAGTTCATCGATCTCTTCTTCAACATCCGTAGATGAATATGTCGTGTCGTCAGACTCGCCAGAGATCTTGGTCTTGCGGTAAAAGCCCGTCTGCTGCAGCTTGCGCACTTCGTTCATCGACATGTCAATCACATGCGTGATACGCACCGCATTATCAAGACTGGTGGTGCCATAAGGCACGATCAGCTTTTCAGATGGGATGAAACGAGAAACGGGACGGCCTAGTGACTGGTCAAAGTGAACCTTACGAAATGCGCTGCCAGACAAAGGCAAATAGAACAGCAGCTGGTCAGTCTCAGGATCGTATTCCTTCATCTCCTGAGTGATCAGATAGTTCATGAACTCCTGAACACGAGCCGCCTGTAGGTCAGTCTGAGGTGTACCCATACCCATGACCATGGTCTTAACAGGGCCACCAGCAGGTAATAATTCTTTGTATGCTTGTGCTTGGAACTGCGTCACAGACTCGGCAAGCAACGGATGAATCACACCAGATGCGCCCTCAAAAGGCTCAGTGCGATCTTCAAACTTCATGCCCAAGAACTTTAAGCCCTCGGTATACTGATCAACCCACTCTTTGCGCGATGACTTATCGTCATCAATGTCGGCCATCAAGTCAGAATAGATTCTACCCAGATCAGACTTATCAATGACTTCCGCAAGGTTAGAATTGAACGGAGGAGGGATGTCTTCACGAAGCTCATCTTCGCCAAATACCATGGTGCCATCGTCCATGAGCGCGGCATCTTCATCATCCATCCCATCGAACATCAGATCTTCAGGAGACTCTGACCCGACCTCAATCTCTTTGGTGTTGTCTTCGATCCCTAGCTCATCGATATCAACGTCATCTACACCGCGCTCTATGGCCATGGCATGCCCTTCTTGGGTTTATCTCATCTGGTCAAGATCACTCTTCTATGTTCGAGTTTACTCGTCCTCAGTATCGTGGCCACTATCTGCATACAGATTATCGAAGATACGATTCACATCTAACGTGTAATCCAAGTCCGACTTGCTGTAGTGAATATGCTGAGAAGGCTTGAAGTCAGGTGCCCCACTGCCAGTCTCAAACCACGCAGGATGCGTCACTCGCACCCTGTTGTTAGGCAAAGCTACTATATTCCCAGTCCACTCGCCAGCATCAAGTAACTCCATCACATGCGATTGCTTATGCTGCGCAGGATCATCAGCGATCTCATTCTCCGCATAATCAACCGTAAACAGATACTTTGCCGGGTACATGTTGCCATCGATCTTGGCAAGCCA